AATATGACTAGTTTATGACAATCAATTTTCAAAAAATTCCATTCCAAGATATCGTACGCTTTGGACAACGCACAATGTTGAGCCGTCCACTATTCTCCACCAGTTGGATTTTGGGCCGCTTCTGTAACTATTCTTGTTCCTATTGTTGGCCGTATGCTAGATCAGACAAACAAGATTATCAAAGTTTGAATGTCTACAAACACACTGTAGATGAAATCAAACGACAGGCGAGACAGAATGGATTCACAGAATTTCATTGGAGTTTCAGTGGTGGCGAACCCACAGCCTACAAAGAACTGATACAGTTGATAAAACATTTGGACGACGGTTCTAGTACACCATACCAAAGCGTACACATGACTACCAATCTTTCTCCGGGATCTAAATGGTGGCGATCTTGGTGCCACGCTACTAGAGATCTACAGCGTCGAAGTATCACTGCCAGTTTTCACGCAGAACACGCCAAAGAACAAGAATTTGGTGATAAATGTCTGCAATTGATCTATGATAATGTATATGTTACCATTAATCAAGTGATGGTTCCTGAACATTTTTGGGAGCTATATGATCGCTGTGAAAGATTTGTTAAACGTGGTATCAATGTCACTCTAAAACCGCAGAGTGATCCTACTGCTAGTTTTGTAGTAAGTGGTTACACTGATAGAATGATCGATGTCATGCAAACAGGGTTTCCCCAGAAAGTGGATACTGAGGATCTGTATCAGATAGCTATGTACGATCAAAATGACACAGAATATCTATTCGATCAAGCTGAAAGATTCAATGCATTTAATTTCAATAAATTTCAAGGTTGGAGTTGCAATAGCGGCTATCAAAGTGTTATAATAAGAAGCAATGAAGTTAAAAGATCATACAGTTGTCATGATGTACCTTTGGGTACACTCACAGAAGGATTTGATTTGTTTACAGAACCAAAATTATGCGTAACACCCAGCTGTGTGAGTTCAGCGGATTCTAAGATACCAAAATGCAAATAGATCTAGAACATTTACATTACTGGATGCAGGCTATTCGACAAAGCCCTGATCCTATGCGTACTATGGATGCATTTTGGCAAGGCCAACTTAAAAGCAAAGAATGGTTGATTGCCAATCTTCGAAAACATGTAAACAAGTTTGTCAGCATTGATATTCATGGCGGCTGGGTCGGGGTACTCGCTAGTATGCTATTCCAGAGTGATATTTACATTAAGAATATTCGTAGCGTTGATATCGATCCCACATGTGAATCTATTGCTACAATGATGAATAAGAAAGAAGAAATGGCAGGCAAGTTCCGGGCAGTGACCGCAGACATGTGTGCCATGCGTAGCGATGCCGATGTTATTATCAATACCAGTTGCGAACATATTACACAGGATCAATACGATCTATGGTTAAGTGGTATGCCGCACAACAGTTTATTAGTTTTGCAAAGTAACAATTATGATATTCCAGAACATGTACGTATCGCAAAAGATATAGAACATTTTATAGAACAGAGCCAAGTAAAAGTACAATGGGCGGGCGAACTCAAACTGCCACTGTACACACGATATATGATTATAGGAACCACCCAATGACACAACGAATTTTAATTATGGGCCTACCGGGCTCAGGCAAAACAACACTAGCAGATGCTCTTAAAAAGTATCTTGAAAAACACGGAACAGCAGATTTGAGTCACGCTGAGATGTTATCCATAACTGGTTTTAAACCTAAGATAACTTGGTTCAACGCAGATGACATCCGCCGCAAGTATAACGACTGGGACTTTAGCAACGATGGACGCATTCGTCAGAGTCTGCGTATGTTTCAGTTCAGCATAGAAGCCGGCGGTGACTATGTTATCTGTGACTTTGTTGCACCCCTGGTTGAAATGCGTAATAACTTTAAAGCAGACTGGACCGTCTGGGTAGACACTATCCGTGAAAGTCGTTACGCAGATACCAATGCAGCCTTTATTGAACCTGGGGTCTACGACTTTAGAGTCCCAGAACAAAATGCAGAAAAGTGGGCCGAGTTTATTGGCCAGCATATCATTGATCGTCGTCGCCGACCTGTATTTGACTGGAAACGAGAAACTGTACAGATGTTAGGTCGTTGGCAACCATGGCACGACGGACATCGTGCTCTGTTTGAAAGATTAATACAACGTACAGGACAAGTGATTATTCAGATACGTGATGTACAAGGCTGGCAAGGATCAAATCCGTTTGAAGTAGAAAAGGTCAAAGCGTTTATTCGTCGTGATCTAGATCCGATTTACCAAGGACAGTATGAAATACAGGTAGTACCCAACATCGTACATATTGGTTGGGGTAGAGGAGTAGGATATACCCACGCAGAAGAAACATTTGATGAAGCTGTCACAGACATCAGTGCCACAAAGATTCGCAAAGAACTAGGACTTAAATGAGCGACACTGCTACCCGTAGTTTAATAAAGGCCGTTAGCTGGCGGGTAACTGGTAGTGGTGCTACGTTCGGTATCAGTTATTTAATATCTGGTAATTTTATTATTGCAGGAAGTATAGCTGGTATACAGTTGATATCTAATACAATATTGTACTTTGTACATGAACGTGTTTGGAATCTAACAAAATGGGGGCAATATTAAAATGCAACGATGCTCAATCAAAATTTCTAATTTAAATGTAGAGTACCACAACTATAAAGAATTTGATTCTGCAATTGATGAGATTCTATTTTTAAAATACAGTGAAGAATTTATTTTCGAGTTTGATGTATGGTGGAGACAATCTATCATTGATCATAGAGTAAGGGTACGTTCTCCACATACAAAAAATTGGGATTCTATATCAAAGTCATCTGTAATTATTTGGGAAACTCCTAACCAAATAACACCGTTTATAAATTATTTTTTTAATCACGAAATGTTTTTAAAGTTTAAAAATGCCTTAGAAGAAAAGGATTGGATTGTCAGCAAGCCAATAATTGAATTATGAAACCAGTAATGTTGTATACTTTACCAAGAACACGAGCCACAGTGCTATTTTATGGATGTCGTAGAGCTATTATTAAAGACGAAGTTTTTTCTCATACCAATCTAGATTTAAATGAGAGTGATATTAAAAAAGCATTCTATAAAATTGAAGATCCAAATACTGTGTTAAAAATACACGGATCACATATCAGTGGATTACCGATTGTACAAGAGTGGTATAACAAATCTTTAGATTCTAAAATATATGACATATTTGTTGTCGAACGCCCAGACAGACTAAACACATTTTTAAGCCTTATACTTGCAGAAAGATTCGGATATATTAAAGCAGATGAAGTTGATCCTTTTGAATTCGTAGTCACCCAAGACGACATAGAAAAAATTAAAGATGAAATATCTAATTATCTTAGGTATTATCCGACATATGGCACAATAATTAATTTAAAAAATTATCCTCAAGATTACTTTGATCCTTTATTAATGAATACTGATGATCAAAAAAGCTACAAAAAATATCAATATATTAAAAACTTTGATTGGGCGGTAGACCAGATACAACAGATACTGGCATCTGTGAAACACAAGTGGCAACAAAAAATTAACAACTTAAATACATACATATGATAGAATATGGAATAGTTAAATGGTTTAATGATGCTAAAGATTATGGATTTATCTTATCTGACAAAGATGGATCCTCTATTCTTGCAGAAAAATGGGATATAAAAGCAGATCCTCAGGTACTGTTTGAACTTCAGCAGGTTTCTTTTGAGAGAATAGAAACAGATGAAGGAAGTAAAGCTATCAACATCAGTGTTCTGGCCTCGGTAGTTGAGCACAAACATTTAGATATTCCAAGGATAAGTGTTTTTGATAACCTATTGTCTATAGAAGCATGTAACAGTATCATTGAAAGACATTCTAGAAATGGGATGAATCCTAATTCCGGAATACAAAGTAGACAAGAATCTTTTCAACAGGTAACAGAATTAGTAGAAAACAGGGGAATAAGTCTAGGAGTAGATCCCTATCATTATGATATGTTGGCCACAGCAATTGTGAATTCTGCAAAAATTCCGTACAGCCATATTGAAGCTATAGATATCTATAACTATGTCGAAGGGCAGTATTTAGATCTGCATCACGATTACCCGTACGATCCGAGACAAATAAACTATTACAAATACGGCGGCGACAGAGTAGGAACCGGTATATTCTTTTTGAATGACAATTTTGTAGGCGGCCAAACCTATTTTCCAAAATTAAATGTTGAAATACAACCAAAAGCAGGTTCATTCTTGTACTTTGAACAGTGCTATGATGAAGTAACAAACTGGAGTACAATTCATGAAAGTCGGTTGATCACTCAAGGAACTAAATGGATCGCTAGTTGTTTCTTTAGCGATCAACCTCGTGTAGGATATAAAGTTCGTGATTTCGATTAATAATTGGATACCTTTTTTAAAATTAGACGAGGACGGCATACGATGCATGTCTCAACAAACCTACGAGCCACTACTTAATCCAGAACGTACTATATTTTGTGCTAATTATGATTGGTTAAACAAATACCAAAAACAAGAAGATGCTAATAGAACACTGTATACTTCTACAGTAACTGAATGGTTCTTTGATAATGAAGTAAAAAATTTATTAAAATATAAAGACAAACCATACACTCCTACTGTAATAGATATTGATTATAAAGCAAAACAAATATTTTTTGAATGGCAAGGTGAAACGTGCAATGAAATTATCTATAGCGGTAAAAAACTAGATAATTATTGTAGCGATTGGAAAAACCAACTTCAGTACATAATGACAGATTTATATAACACCGGAACATACAAATTAACTATGTATCCTCATTGCCATTTTATTAAAGATGGGCAAATGCAAACGATAGATTGGTATGGTTGTGTACCAGTCAACGATCCATATATCGATGCAGAATATATGGACGGTATTATACACGAATCGGCAAAATTTAGATTAGCTGAAACTGGCGCTATTGTTAATAACAAATACAATTTAGAAATCATGTTTCAACGTTCCATGCAAGAACATGTTAAGTGGGGTAACTACACTATGGAATTTATATATAGGAAAATTTTTAATGCCTAAGCGCATCGGTTCCACTAATGGTTTAATTGATTGGGACAATATTATAAAAAGTATTGTGCCTCGCAGCGGAGATCATAATAGTCCTTCTACAGTAACAGCTCGCGTTGAAGATGATCCCACAGTTAATCTTGGCTACTATAAAGACATAATGAGTACCTGGAAAAAAGCCAATTACGATTTTAAAAACATCGAATGGTGGGACTATTATCCAGAGGAACATTTTAACAGCAATGTACAAGATATATTTGCTAGCATAGTTAATGCTGATCCTAAACGTGTGTTTATTTCTGAAATCATGCCAGGTCAATGTGTTCCGTATCATTGGGATGTAGAAGATAATGAGGAAGAGTGGCTGAAACAAGGAGAACTTGTTCGCTATGTTTGTTTTATAGATAAACCAAAATTTGCTCAAGCATTTATTTTAGGTAATGAATGTTTTTATAATATAGAACAAGGTGAAATATATCGATGGGACCACTACCGAGAATATCATGCTGGAACCAACGCTGGACAAGGCCCATATTATCTTTTTCATTTTTTAGGAATTCCCAATGATTAGCTTTATAGGAAATTGTAGTAATGTCATTAATTGGACTGATGTTATCAACGGATTAGAACGATGTGACTACGAACGGCATCCAGGACCAGATAATGGACCTACTCACAAAGAAGGTGATCCAATTCCTTTACTTCATCAAGTTACAGATATATGGAGAGACGAAGGATATAAGATAGTTGAACTTGGTGGGACAGTACAATGGGATATGTTTTTTCCTGGCAAACATTACGATCGAATCGTTGAAGAAAAGTTCTGTGATTTTTTTGAAATACAACCAAAATCGGGGTCATGGATCAGCAGAATATGGCCCGGTAGACAAGCACCTATGCATTGGGATGTGCATGATGACGAAGAATTATTGCTAACACAGCCAGATATGTTAAGATGGCATTGTCATATTGGCCAACCCCAATTTGGTCATGTGTTTGTGTGCGAAAACGAAGTTTTTTATAATAAGCAACAAGGAGATACCTTTCAATGGGAATCTCGTAGATATTGGCATGCTGGCACTAACTGTGGCCTGACACCTAAA